GAAGACCAGCAGGCGGATCAACCCGCCGAAGGTCTCAATGTCCGCCTTGATCGAGTCCTTGAGGTTCTGAGAGATATTGTCGGCAGTGGCGCGGTTCGCATTCTTGCCGTCGCCCATATCGAGCGCACTCATGCCAAGCCCAATAAAGATGCGGGACTTGTAGTGCTCGATCATGGTCTTCGGGTCGAGGCCCTTGCCTTCGGCGCCGACGACCTTGGCTTCCACGCGCTCATCAGTGACGAACACGCCTTCCTTCGGCATGTTCTCGATCTGCCACTTGATCAGCTCGATCTCGCTGACACCGCTCTCATCAAAGGTCGCGGGTGCCTGCTCGGTTCCAACCTTGATGTGGAACAGAGGAAAGAGATGGTTGATGAACAGCAGCTCGACATTCTCTTCCAGCCGGCGGAGAGCGAAGATGTCGTCCTTGACGCCGACCAGGCGCGGGGTACCGTAGCGATGGCCCGGCTTCACATCCCACTTCAGGTGGATGACGTCGTCGAGGTCGAGATCCTGGAACGGGGCGCCGGTGTCGAAGTAGCGGCGCCACTTCGCAGGAATGCCGTCTTCCAGGTAAGGGAAGATCATGTGCGCCGGGATCAGGCGGTAGCCGGCAACTGGTTCCTTGCGGCCTTCCTTCTGCTTGACCGAGGTGGCCTCGGTCTTGCGGATCTTCTGCAGGAAGCAGTTCGAGCACAGGAGAAGGTTGAATAGGATCTGGGTGAAGAAGGACTGAGTTTCCCTCTCCATCACATATTCCATGGTCTCCAGGCGGCGTTCGATGTACTCGACGTCTTCCTCTTTGTCGCCGACGACCTCGAAGCCGTTGCGGAACATCAGGGAGAGCTTGCGGTTGACGGCCTGGCGGACAAAAGGTTCGGTGTCGTAAATCGTGAAGGGCTCGAGCAGGTTGTACTCGGGCTGAATGATGCCCCACATCCGGCGGTAGGTTTGGTTCGCGTCATCAACCTTCTTGGCGATGGTGGCCGGGTTGGCGCCGGAACCGTTCTCCACAGACTGTGGAACCTTGATCCGGTCCTGCATCAGGATGGAACGGTGCACAAATCGCCGGCTTTCCGGCTGAACGGAAGACAGCGTGCTGCGGTGCAATCCCTTGACCACGGGACGAAGTTCCACGCCATCGATCTTGCGCGTCACGACGCGCGCCTTTGGAAGCTCAAGCCTGCCTTCTTTCCAGAGGGTGAGGCGGTTCCGGCGGAGTTCCGCAAGGTCAACTTGCTGTTCCAGTTGCTTCTTTGTAGGCATGAGGGACCGTTCTGTTACAGGGGCTGGCTGAGCCCGGCGAGGCTTGTCTGTACGCCGGCATTGGAGAGGACTGCGGCGGCAGCCAGGGTGGGGGGAGGGATATAGGGCGGGTTGACGGTCACCACACCGCTTTGCACGGTGTAGGTGGTGCCGTTTCCCGTTACAGTCGCGGCCAGGATGGCACCGACTGTGGCCAGCTGAGTGACCGAAGTGGAGGCCGCGGCACCAGAGCTCTGCTGCTGGGTGAGGAAGGCACCAGCCAGGGAGGCCAGGGTGCCGAGACTATTGATGGTGCTGAGCATCTGAACCTGGCTGGAGGTGTCGGATTGCGTCCTGCGCATCAGCTTCGTGAAAGAGTTCAGCGAACTCGAGGTCTTGCCGTTCGCCTGCTGCAGACTCCAGTCGAGGAGGGTCGACAGGTCCTGCATACCCTGAGTCATGCCAGACGGGCCGGAAGTCGACCCGGCGGCACTGTTGGAGGTGAGCATGCCGGCCAGGGGGCCGGAGGATAGCCGCGCGGTAGAAGACACCTGGCGGATGACGCCGACTAGGGAAGGTCCCGCCTGGCTCTGAACGCTGGTCATCCCGTTCCCCAGGCTGTTGGTCATGGACCCCAAGGGTTCCAGCGCCATCTGGCTGATGCGGTCGAGCGAGAACACCATTGCCGCCGCATCACTCAGCATCTGGACAAAAACACAGGACGTGAGCCCGGTCGACGAGTCCTGCATGCTCTCGGCACAGCTGGTGTTCTTGGTCAGATTGAACAGGCTCTGGATCTGGGCCAGCTCGGCCGTCGATAGTTCGGCGAAGGTAGCAACCATGCCGACGATGTCCTGGCTCACCGGAGGGATGCCGGCCAGCATCGTGAACGCCGCGGCGTAGGTACTGGTCATTGCAGCAACGTGATCGCTCAGCACTGCATTGACGTCGTCACCGACATCAACCGTCGACGCCTGGATCACGTTGGCCGCAAGCGATGTGCTCGGAGTGCCGGTTGCCGGGTAGCTGGCGAGCTGGTTCTGCCACTGGGTGTACACCGCGGCCTGGGTCTTCAGGTTCCGCAGCATCAGAGGAGCCTGAGTGTTGAAGTCGCCGGCAGCGGCAAGCGCCGACTCGACGGCCTTGTTCACGGTAACCACAGCCTGCTGCTGGAATGGATTCGGCTGAAGCGACGAATCAGGTCCGGCGGCATGCAGTACTTGTTGGGCTCCGAACTCCACGTCGAGCAGGGCCGAGTACATCTGGATGGAGACGGCAGGTGGAACCGATCCGTAGATCGAGCTGAGGGCGCGGCCGAGGTCCGGGTTCGAACTGGTGTTCACCGTCACCCCGAGACCCTTGGTCAGGCTCAGGATGATGCTCTGCAGATATTGGGCTGTGCCTGCCAGATCGCCGAACTGGCTAATTAGGCAGGTGGCACGGGAAGTGTTCGTCGATGACCCTGTCGAGGATGTCGCTGGCGCGACCGCGGCGACCTCCACCACCGGCGCCGGGGATGGAACCGTCTGGGGTGGGGTGCGCGAAAACGTCCAGGGAAGAAAACGCATGCTTATCCGAGAGCCGAGACTTTAGTCGCCACGGTGGATGGCTGCTGAAGTTCTGAAGGAGACAGGGCAAAGACCTGACCGAAGTTCTGGAGCTGCTGGAACTGCTTGCCAACCTGGCCGAGGCTCGCGTCGTTGTACATCATGGAGGCGACGCTGGCGTTGTTCGGCACCATCATCTGAATCACCTGCCAGGCGATTCTCAGGATCCAGTGGGTGGAGGAGTACTTCGCCATCTGGGTAGAGAAGTCTGATAGGCCATGAAAAGTGGCCGAGTGGAGCGGCAGAGCTCCAGCGAATCCAAGCTGCTGCAGAAAAGGCCAACTGCTGAGCTTCGACATAACCGACACCCCGATCGGTCGCTCAAACGAGCTGAGGTAACCGGCGCTGATGTTGGTCTGGACAGAGCTCATGATTTATCGGTTGAATCGAATGCCCTGGCCAATGGACTGGAAGGGTGATGCTCCAAAACCGGGGAGCGAACCGGGCATGCCGGAACTAGGCGAGAAGCCGGTGGTACGGGAAGGCACGCGGCCGGCGGAGGGGCTGGGATTTCTGGCTCCCCCACCCAGCGACACCATCATGGCGCCGCGGCCGTTGTGCAATACCCTGCCCTCCTGGCGGGTCGGCGGAAGCGTCCTGGTTGGGACGCCGCTCCGCCGCGCCATTTCACTCTTGGCCTCTTCCGGCTGTGTAGTCGGCAAGGAAGAGGGCATAACAGCGGGCATGGACGGCCCCAGACCCCAGCCTGACACGTGAACGATCTGAGCCAAACGCCTAACTGCTTCCTGGGTGCGGAACAGGCCGTATTCGATCTCTATTCCAAGCATGGCCAACATGAAGGCGTCGAGATCGTGGTCACCAGATTCAGCGTCGGTCTCGTAGCTGGCGGGAACTCCGTGAGTCGACCAGGTCTTAACCCGGTAGCCGCGGAGCTGGGCTTCAAGCAGCCGGTCATCCTCGGCGGAGATCTCCACCATCTCCTGTTCGAATGCCATGACGGCGCCTTCCACCATGAAGGGCTTGGTGCGACGCTTGATCTCGTTTTCTTCTTCGTCGATGTACTTCGAGTTGGCGACCTTCCGGTTGGGGACCAGCTTGTTGAACTCCAAGGTGCCACCGAAGTCGATGACCTTGAAGTCCTTGAGTTTGTTGGTCTGCGGGTCGGCCGTGCCGGCCATTTCGCCTTCAGCCCGGAGGAGCTCATCCTGCGCAAAGCCGAAGCCTGCGTCGCAGTAGAGGAAGTTGCACATCCACTTCTTGTTGAGGCGCTTGATCTCGTTGATCGACTTGGCGACGGTCGCCTTCGGATCATCAATGACAGAGCGTTCAACAGTGCGGCGCTTGCGAGTCTCGGTGTCGTACTCGACGACGTAGATCCGGGTGCCTGTGCCGCCACCGTTCCAATCCACCCCCATCACGTACCGCTTGGAAGGCGACCAGCGGCTTTCAACGTGACGGTAGAACATCAGAGACTTGTCGATGAAGAAGGACTTGAAGACGCCGGCGACGGGATCTCCAAACTCAGCCAGGAACTCATGGATGAATCGATCCAAGGTCTTGGCCTCGAGCATGTAGGTCTCGCGCTGGTCTTCCGTCCACTCTGGATGGTCGGTGATCGGGTGGAAGAACTCCCGGTATTCATCGAACTTCCGGCACATGCTGTAGTACATGCCGCGCAGACCCGTCGGTGTCGACGAGCCGTGGAAGGTCAGGTCTTTGAAGCGCCGCAACAGCGGCATGATGGCGTCGTAGTCGTCCTCGGCCAGGTAGTCCTGCTCGTCCAAGCGGATGCGGCGCGGGTTCTGACCGCGCATCGAGCCACCCTTCTTGCCCGATCCTGAACCGGCCGTGAAGATCTTGATGATTGAGCCGTTGTTGAAGCGCAGGAGGTAGTAGGGAGACTGCTTCTGTTGAGCGAGGACGCCAGCAAGAGTAGGGGAGTTGTCCAGCTGCGCAAGGATCTCCGTGTACCACGTTTCGGCCTGGGTCTGCTGCGGGCAGACGATCATGATCTCGAGCTTCTTGCGCGTGAGGGCCAGGTGCAGCTCTTCACCGATTCCGGTCTGAGTCTTGCCCAGACCACGAGCCCAGCGGTCTACCTTGCGGGGTGAGGTACACGCGAGGGCTTCCTTCTGGAACCAGCGCAGCGGGATCAGGACATAATCGCCGGCGGCATCCTTGACGACAATGTTCTTCTCGACCCAGTAGACCGGATCGTAGATGTCCCGGATCTCCTCCAGAGTCATCGGCGTCCCGCGCTCCTCCATCTGGATTTGCTTCTGAAGGAATCGCTGCTCGTCGTTGATGCCGTGGCACCGAATGTTGAACGGCCGGCCCGGGTACTTCTCCTTGTATTCGGCGTGACACTTCCTGCAGATGTCGTTCTGCATCTGGCGCACGATGCCCTTATCCGAGCCATCCGGATTCGAGTCGCGCTTGATTACGGTTCTGAGGAAGTTCTGCTCTTCGGCAGGCATGCCTGTAAGCAGCTGCTGGAGAGTCACAAAGCCAGTTGACATAAGAGAAAGAGCACCGCAGGGCGCGGTGCTGGGTGTTACCTCCGGCGGAGGGCGTGATAGCCAAGGAATCCGGCGGCACCGACTATGGTGCCTCCGGCCGCGCCGACGATGTTGTAGCCAAGGTGACGGCCCATCCGATGGAAGAAGCCGTAGCCGCTACGTTTGTTCTTGTTGTGCACGCGATCCCAAGCAACAGCCTGGCCGGCGATACTGCCAGCCACCTGGCTGTGATAAAGACCACGCATTGCGGATGAATCGAGAGGACGCACGGGTGCTCCTGTTAGTTGAGCCGCTGGACTGCAACCGTGATGGTTCCGGTGCCCACGATGTTCGAGATGGCGACCTTGATCGCACGCCCGCCGAGTGAAATTCCGGTCGGCCACTCGCCAACAGTGCACTGGCTCTCGTTGAATAGGTTCACGTCATTGAAAGACGCAACGGGATTGAACGTGCCGGTGCCGTCGTCGTTCAGAACCTCGGCGGTGCACGATGTCGCGCCGTCAGAGAACAGGAAGTTGAGAACGATCGAGTTGGCCTGGGGATTGAAAGCGGCCGAGGTCGTTGGAGCAGTCACTGCTGTGATCACTGGGACCGGGGTCGAGTATGAAGGCGCCATATCGCCAACCTTCCAGGTTGGCGGCAAGCCCATTGAGGGATGTGTGCTGAAGGGACTACGACCCATTTGGATCTCCTGTTATTTGTGAAGAAAGAGGGCTTCTTGACCCAGCCACCGTCTGGAGGTAGGCATGGCCCCGGCAAGCTCAATGGCTGCGCGCTGTCGTCTTTGTTGGGCGGATCGGGTATCAACAAACCCCGCTCCGAAGCGGACTCGGTCGGCACGGGCTCCCGTGCGTGTGAGTTCTGTGAATCCTCGAACCATCTTGTGTTCGAACTCGGCGGTGGCGAATCCCACCAGGACGGTGGCGGCGATGGCGGCCGCGGCCGGCGGAAGGGCAAAGGTAGCAGTCAGGGTGGCGGATGCAATGCCAGCGGCCATGGGTTGGGCGGCCAGGCTGATGCTCTGCGAGGCGATGGTCGGAATCATCTCGCCGCGCTGTGCCGTTGCAGCTTCAAGGGCAACCAGAGGCATGGCCCAGTACGCGCCCTCAGAAGCAAACCGCATCCCCTTCCAGTAGGAGTTGGCGATCTGGCGTGGGAAGGTAGGGGGCGTCTCCGCGGGTGTGATCCAGGTCATATCTATCTCGAGTTGTGCAGGCCGAACACCAGATCGCCAGATGCACCGATCCGGCGCATCCGGTCTTGAATACCGGAGGACCTGTAGCCGTTGTCTTCAGGTTCAGCGCGGTCAAGAACTTCAGGCTGGTCTGGAGACAGGGCTTTGATGCCCACGCCGACAGCTGCTGAGAGAGCAAGGATGCCGCCAGTCCGAGTAATCGGACCCAGCTTGGACCACACCTGTGAGGCCTTCACTGCCCGGCCGAGTGCGATTCCCGCGCCGGCACCCATGGTGGCGCCGATAGCGGCGCCCTTGGTGCTGTCATCGGAGACCTGGCTGCCGATGAATCCACCGACGATGGCTCCGAGACCTCCGGATACGCAGGGGCGCATCAGAGCAGTCTTCCAGCCTCCGGGAGCCCGGACCTCATTGATGACCTCCTTGGCGTAGGCCCCGACCGTGCGAGACCAGAAACGGGACGCGTCCTTGCTCAGGTTGGCAGCACCATAACCGATGTCTGCTTCGACACTGGCGGAGCGGTAGCGGCCGGGGTGCCAGAACGGCTTGTTGCTCGGCTGGTAGCGGTCGTAGCCGGCACGGAAGGCTGACGCGGTGGAAGCGGCAAGGAATCCGCCCCCGAGAACTGCCGCGCTGCCCACACCCCACTTTAGGGCGGAAGTGGCGCCGGCATCAGCCTTCTGGCTGGCGGTACCGTCTGTGGTCAGAAAGGTGTCAGCGCCTGCAAACAGGCCCGCGCCCGCTCCAAACGTAACGGACGCGCCGGCTAGCGGGTTAGCCCACAGCCGGGCAGTCAAGCTTCCAGCGATGGACTCAGGAAATGCCATGAATTACCGGAGAAGCCCCCGGATCGCGGGAGTCATCTTGTTCCAGACGTTGTAGGCGCCGTAGCCCAGCATGCCGCCGCCGGCAAGAACTCCACCACCAATGGCGCCCTTCCCGCGGTGGTCGCTGTTGAAGACCGCTCCGCCTCCAGCGCCAACCGCGGCGGCAACGCCGACCGGCGCCATACTTCGCGGGTTTACGCGAGCGGCGCGCGCCATGTAGCTGGCGACAGCGCGGCCCCTCAGACCATTCGTCGAGTTGTAGAACTTGCCAGCTCGGGACATGGTCGAGCGAAACCCATTGATCGCCTGGTTGAAAACGCTCATTGAATCCTCATTGGGCGAGGTTCACCCTTTGGTGTTTGCTAGTATAGGCAGATCGCGGTTAGTCAGTGATCTGGTTGATTTTGCAGGGGAGCTGAGGAATCCAGAAGTCGAGCTTGGTCGTCAACTTGCCGTTCTCCGCCTCGACCGCGCAGATACCCATCAGGGTGTCGCCGCACTCCACCCCGCTGCAATGGTCGTGGTAACTGGCGGCGCTGTCACAGACCGTATGCGTGTGGATCGAGCCCACACTGAGACCGGCCGCGGTCGCTTCGTTCTTGAGCGCCTGGTATTCGACGTCGTTGTACTCCACAACGTACGGGCTAGTCTTCGTCAGGCGGAGCTTGTGGAAGCTTTCGATGTGGAACTCGCCCACACCCTTCCGGATGAAGATCGCTTCCATGTACTCGTGCTTCGGTTTCTTGCGGTAATGGTAAAGGACCCGGCGGCGGAAAGCGGCCAGGTCCTTCTTGCGGATATGAACATCGAACGCTGCTTCCATGACGAGGCCTTATGCTGTCGGAACGGTTAGGTGGATTACGGTTCCTGACTGGTGTGGACAGGCGATGCCGGTTCTCTTAGCCATGTTGCAGTTGAAGCAAAGAACCTGCATGTCTTCTGGGTAGTTGTTGCGAATGATCCACAGACATAAACCATATCCAGATACAGGCTCACCTATTTTTCTTCGTTTGGCGCCGTCGCCGTGTTTGTGGTCCATCGTCAGAAACTGGAGACCGTCCTCACCACAACAAGCACAACGGCCTCCGTAGTGAAGGATGACCTTCTTTCTAACTTCTAAACGAGAGCAGTTGATTTTGACTGATATCGTTGCCTTGTTCTTGTGATACCGCTTCAGCGCCAGCTTATTCGTTCTCGTTTTGACTTCTGGCTTGTCTGCCCACCGGCGTGTCTTATCCAAACACCGCTGGCAGGTCTTACCATCTGCTTTGGGTTGGTTTCCACAAGGACAGAGGCCTAAAGCGCGTCTTTCCTGAATCAAACTATCGCTACGCGGCAAGTTGTTCTTCCTCTTCGCATTCCGGTCGAAAATAATACTTACCACCAACGATACAGAACTTCTTGCCGAACATTATGTGTTCCGGGACAACACTGCGCTCCCAGGTGTCAATATGGAGCAGGACGAAGGAATTCTGATAGTTGGCCTTACCAGGAACGTACTCCGCGTCGATCTTGCAGATCGAGCCCGTCGTGAGCTGGAAGATCGGACCCATTACTTCATTCACCTGTACCGTCAACTTCGGTTTGTGAGTATGGCCACCTACCGAGGACATGGCAAAACCGTCATCGCCAAAGTGGTGCAGCACTACCGATTTGAAATAGATCTTGTAGTTCTTCTTGACCTCTTCGTGCATTTCCTTCGAGTTGTAGGCGGCGAAGTCGGACTTGCTGACCAGGTTGATCTGGAACTCGTCGAGACCGAGGAGCTGGGAGAACGTAATGCCCATCAGGTCGACCAAGACCTTCATGGCGGGCGAGCGATCGGCGAGCAGCTTCAGAATGCGCTGTTCATGGTTGCCGATGATGAAGTCCATCTGCGCCTTCGGGCAGACCTTGCGCAGTGGCTTGAAGATGTTGTCGCGCACGAAGTCGTAGCGCGCCTTGATGTTGACCTGCCGTGGATCCTGGTCAAATCGGGAGAACTCGTACTCGTCATAGGTATCGCCATTGAAGACGATGATGTCCGGCTGGACCCGCTTGGCGGTGTCAATGAACACCGACAGAACGAATTGGTCCACCTCGATGTCATGGAAGTCAGAACCGACTAGCACAGTCTTGATGCGGCCGTTGCTGTGCCTCTTCTCGTACTTGCCGACCCACGGGGCGACCTCTTCGGTGAAGAACTTGCGATACACGTCCAGATGGGCATGACGTGCAATCTTCTTCTCGAGATGGTGCTGCGAACGGGAGAGTTCGAGGCCGGCGCTGCGCTTGAACTGATGAAACGTTCCAAAGTGCTGGTTCCAGGTCGAGTCGCTGTAATTGCCGTGAACCCGGTAGAAGTTGCGGGAGATGAAGGAGTCCGGATGGTCCTTCTGGACCTTCCGCAGGTCCTCGATGCACTGATCCTTGGTGGTGTTCCAGTTAGCCTTGCGGGTGCGCTCTGACAGGACGGCGCGCGCATACAGGCTGTCCTGTCGTGCGATCTTGTTAGCCTGGCCGTCCGATATGGACGCAGCCTTCTTGATCCCCATCTTCTTCGACTTGGTGGTAGGAGACACCTGCTTCAGGCGACGCTCGATGGTGTCCCGGCTCACGTCGTACTTCACTGCAATCTGCGTGACTGAGAGACCGTTCTTGACGATCTCTTCTTCAACCATCTCTGGGGTGATCTTCGTCCGTGGTCGCCCGACTTGCTTTGCCATTCCAGGTTCTCCAAAGTGTTCCCTGACGGCCATTCCTGACCGTCAGGGTGTGCAGTCGGACATAAGGTCCGGTGCCGTGTGGGGAGTCGATGCTATGAGAAGTCGGGGTCTAGTTTGCGCAGAATGTCACCGCGCGCCGACTGCTGAGATCCAATGTCATTGCCCTTCGCTTTCCCCTCGGCTTTCGCGATCTTCCACTTCTGCTCGGGGGTAAGCATCCAGTCCTTGAGAATCATCCTGCGCCGTTCCTGCAGTTGAGCCAAAAGCTCTGCGTTGATGTGCAGGACGCGCTCCCAAGTCAATGGCAGAACGGTCTGTGTTTGCGCGCCGTCGGCGCCGATCGTCGTGAAGTTGATCGCCTCAGTGACGTTCGTCTGAGTCAGCCGGGCGGCCTCTCCGGTAGACAGGATGTTCGTGCAGCGCTGTTCCTGCAGATCGATGTAGGTGAGGGTGGAAACGGTAGCGCGCGCGTCCTCAGTGAGGCATTCCGGGTCCTGGCCGACCTCCCTGGACCAGGCCGAGAAGCGCTCCTCGGTGATCATGCGTTCGATCGGGCACATCTTGTCTTTTGGCGCCTTCTGGGCGCGCAGGAGGGGGCATTTGGCGAAGTAGGGACACTTGTCCTCAGGCCGGGCGTTCGTCTGGTTGCCGGGGCACATCATGACGGCACCGCCGGCAGGTCCCAGGATGACCAGGGACTTCTGAAAGGCCAAGAGTTCCTTGGACTCTTCCACGCTGAGGTTCAGGTCTGTACTTTCGCCCAGAATGGAGGAAAATGAGGCCGTTTTCTCCATCGCGGCCCGATCCATCGGATCGAGGACCGCCATGGCTTCACTTCGTGTATCTGGGGAGGGCATGTAGGGCTTTCTAGTATAGGCACCGCAAAAGGCGGGACCCCGAGTCTGTTGAGATACACACTCGGGGTCGGTCGTGCGGGAGGTAGGCGGTTTGCGTCCGGACTAAGGCAGGAGGGTGGTGGCGTCCTGGACAGGTGAGCTTGTGTTTATTCTCTCGGGTCTTCGTCGTTTACCAAAGGTTGATGAAGAGGGAAGAAAAGAGAGGGTAGACGTGTTGGAAACGACTAGTCCTCGAGAGGATAGATCCGGTGTTCGGAGACGTCGGAGAGTACCGCCGGAACGTGGATGCTGCACACATGACGCTCCTTGAGCATGTCCGGGCCGTAGACAACCACCCACTCCGCCAGATCCATGCACTGGGTCGAGTGCTGGTCCACGTAGGTGCAAGCTGAGTTCGCTGAATGTTCCCAGCAGCCCTGGCCTCCATCGAAGCAGAGCACAGCGTAGCGGCCGTGGGAACGCTTCAGGTAGTACGCCGGCGCGTTGAGCCTGCCGCAGACGGTACAGGCCACTGTGGTGCCGTGGCTGGGCATAATCTTGGCGCCGCGCGCTTCCTGCGCCAGGATGGCGTCGACGGCCGTCAGGAGCTGTTCGTCAGAGACATCGGGGAACTTGGTCTCGAAGGGATTCTTCACTTCGTCTGCCCGCCAGCGGGCGCGGCGGATCAGCTCGTCGATGATGCTGGTCGGAGTCGGTGCGATGAGAGTGGGGTGCATTTCCATGGGGTGTTGCCTCCACTGTCACTGTGCTGGAAGCGTCCCCATGATCCAAAGGCAAGGTGCATTTCCGAAAGAAACCTGCTTTTTTACTATTACTCATATACTGAGTAACTTACTCATAGAAAACATAGTAAGTCACACATTGCCTGAAGCAATGTGTGCACCAGACTCTGAGTAACAACTCTACGAAGACAAGCCTCTGAGTAAGTTAATAAATACATGAGTAATGTATTACTCTGAGTAATACATACTGCTCGTGCACTCGCAGCGTTAGGGTAGCACCCTCCTACCGGCAAACCAAAGACATAATGAAGGTCTAAGTGAAAACACTTTCTGGAACTCAGGAAAACACCTGAGAAAGGAGAGTGAAGCTCCACACTCAGACCCCTCCCCAGTTCCGCGCCACCCCTCCCCGCGGATCATCAACGGTACATTATGTCGGATAAGATGCGCTTGATGGCACAA